GGTGACCTCCTCTTTGGTGACCTCCTCTTTGGTGACCTCCTCTTTGGTGACCTCCTCTTGGGTGATTTCATTTATTATAATAAATGAAATTATTTACTTTACACAATATTTGTCTTTTTCCAAAAGTGTTAGAGTTATATTCTTACTTACGACAAGAATCTGAAGAATTTAGAAACCATTGTACCGTTTCTTTTAGACCCTCTTGTAGAGTACGAAAATGAACATCTGGATGCAATCTCTTCAATTTATCAATCGAAATTGTTTTCTTTAACTGTCCATCGCTTTTACTAGTGTCCCAAATAATCTCCTTGTCGTATGCAAGCTCTTTACATAGAATGTTAACAACATCTGATATACTGTATTCATCTTCACTGCTAACAATTAAAGGGTCCTTATCGTTATAGTTAGTCAGCATCCATACCAGATATCTAGACAAATCTGATGCGTGTGTAAATTGTCTAAGAGCCTTGCCTGAACCACAAACAACCAGTTGCTCACCAGTAGATTTGGCGATCTTCATTTTGTGCATCAGAGCAGGGATTACATGAGCATCTTCTATCTTGAAATTATCATAAGGACCATATAAATTACCAGGAATAACAGTGACAAATTTTGTTCCATACTGGTTATTATAGTTTCTACTGAGTACATCGATCATCCTTTTTGCATAAGAATATCCTTCATTAGACGGATGAGGCGGTCCTAGATGAAGTTTGTCTTCGGTAATTGGATATTGAATATCATCTGGAAAAATACATGTAGACATAACTGATATCAATTTTTCTACATAAACACTTGCCTTCATCACATTCATATTGATTAAAATATTTCTTTCAAAGAACTCAACACCATTTGTCATGTTTTTATATAATCCACCAACGTAAGCAGCTAGATTGATGACATGTGTGGGACTACACATGTCAAACAATTTCTCAACTTCACTTAGAACTAATAAATTCGCGTCTGAACGTCCAGCAAAAAACCATTCATTATCCTTATCATCTCTAACTAGATCCTGAAGATTTTTACCAATGAGACCCTGACTTCCTAAAACGAGAACACGCATTTTAAGTATTGAAAGAAAATCTTTAAATAGTCTACTGAATAAAATTGAGATTATGAGTAAACTATTTAGAAAGAAATTAGAATTGACAATGTCAAGCACTATTTTTGATCTGCTGGATAAAGTGCACTCTCTCAGTACGGACCAAATGCGATATTTCATGAATATAGCCTTTCAGTGGATCTTGAAAAATAAGGACGAAAGCGTTTATCTTACGGATTCTGGATTGTCTATCGACGATTGCCCGACGGTAGACCGTGGTTACCAATGCGGAGTCAAAGGATTAACTAACAGTGAGATTATTAAATGGGTATCTCCATATGCAAGTTCGGAAAATCCATTAAAAGAAATGATGAATCAAGTTATGGATGGCGATGATCATCCATTTTCTAGACTACGCAACGATTCTCTACAAATAGCAAAGCATGCTACATATCCCCACTCAGGAAGACAAAATGCGATTCAGAAAGGTTCCTATTTTATCGCTGTAATTCTAGTTCGTCTGAGTTTTCTATTAAGAAATGCAGGAATTTCAGACCCATTAGAGTGTGTAGATTATAGTTTAAGTCTTCGTCTTTAAAGAATATGAATTCATACTAAATAGTATGATTTTTTTCAGATTCTTAAATTATGCGCATAATTTTAACGGTGGCATATCTTTTATGATAAATGTCGATATAAAATAACCAATAAAACCTAAAATCATCCCAGCTAGAACTCCTACAATAATTTGAGGAATGGAATGACACATTGAGATAACTCGTTGCGACCATACTCCGGCAGCTAATGTCCACATAATCGTTGTACTCGCAATTGCTTTGATTTTTGCGATTCTTTTTGCTTCAGGATCGGTCTCTTTCCTATATTTTAACCAAACATACAGCGTCCAGAAAGTTGCTGCAAACGAAGTTATCTGTGCATGGCCACTAGGCATTCCCCAAGTCTTACTTTCGACTCCACATGATGAAAATATACCACAACCAGTACAGTTAGTCGTGGATTGTCCATTTCCACATCCACTTGGACGTTTACCCACACTAGAATCACTACCCAATATCTGTTTAGAAATTTTCTTCTCAAGAGCGTTAAAACCATCACCCATAATAAGTAATAAAACACTAAATAATATATACTTAGGATCACCTGTTACAATTGTTGCTAATATTCCACATTGACATATCGTATAGGGAGAAGTGATTATTATATTTTTCAAAATAAAATGAAAACCTCCTTCGGACATCTTTATATATATAAATTATTTTATATATATATATATATAAAATTGTATAAATGGAAGATATACTTCAAGATTGATACACTTGAAAAATGTTCGAACGATCTCTATACGTATAAGACAAACGATTTAGAACACCTACAAAAGAAATAAGATTTACTAAATTCACACTATACGGTGTGAATTTATAATTATTTTTAGAAATGCATGTACATATTACCGTTAAAAGGCAATTCGAGACCTGGAAAAGGAGGAATAGATGCGAAAAGACCATAATACCTACGAACAATATATAACAATTGAGTTTCAGGATCCCAATCACTCTTATAATCTCCGTATGCATTTAAAGGTCTAAGATGAGGATTACATTTTTCGTAATAATCACATGCATCTTTTTTTGTATTAAATTTCACATTCATATAACCAACATGAACAGAATTCATATTTTCACCATCCTCCTTTGGAACGAACCGTATTAACTCTAATACATAAGATTTGTCCATTATCTTCGTTAATAACAGATAGTTAATCTTTAAATACGAACAATTTGGTTAAATATTCTAAAAATATTTATTATTTTAAAATAAATTTGTTTATTATAAATAGTTTTCAAAATTATGGCAGATATGACGGGTGTCCAACAATCGCAACCTAACCAGTATATTGGTGCTTGGTTATATAATTTTGATCGTGTTGATAAAACTTTACCAGCTGATCCGAGTTCTCCTGATAAAGATATGAGTTCACCTGAACCAGGTGAACCGAGTTCTCCTGATAAAGATATGAGTTCACCTGAACCAGTTGATTTAAGTGATTTAAGAACTATTCGTTATTATCAACCAAGGTTCAGACAAACATGCGAAGAGATGTGTAAAATATTAATAGAAACTTATAATACTTCAATAATTGATTATTTTAGTAAAGACTTACAAATTGCTTGTACGGAAGAATCATTAAGAACATGTACTAGTACAAGATATATGCGTGGAAACAAAAGACATGTCCTTGCAAGACTTATTAGTAATAAAACAAACGCACAAAAACCCAGTAGAATTGATTTTGTTGGAGGCCCGTTCAATCTTACATATCATTGGAGTAGTAAATACAAAAAGGCAGTATACATTTGGGGGGAAAGGCATTCTGCAAAAATAGATTATCCTAAAATTGGAGATCTACATAATGTTAGCATTGAAAAATTATTATTGGATCATTTTCCGAATTCAATTGCTTTCAGTGATTTTTATCTTGAAATGCAGGCTTTTAAAATACCAGGACATCCAGAACACGATTACAGTAATTATCGTTTAAGTATTTTAAGAAATTTATTTTCCAAATGTGTAGGACCGTCACGTATTTATAATCAGTATTGCGATACTGCAAGAATGCATTTTTTTGATATTAGACAAGGTGACGTTAATGGGGGAACTAACTCGGGATCCCTATTTCAAACTGCAATATTGAATTTTGTACCGGACGTGAAACTCAAACTTAAAGAATATAAACGTGGCCGTAGCCATTTTAGTTTAACCAGATTTGATGATATTAAAATTCTAACTAATATAATTAGATTTGTTGAAAGATGGAGGAGTTTTCTAGATTTTTTGGCGCTTTTTGATGATAACAAAAACACAAAATTAAACTATAAAAAATTTTGGTATGATCAACTACGTAATTTTCACTTACTTTCAAAAGAAATAAGTGTGATGCATACAGCAATAAAACCCTTGCTAAATATATTTATCCAAGAAGAATTGGATGTTCTACTTAGTATGGTTGATTATAAACAATTGGCAGAACATTCGAAAAACGTTTTGAGTATGGGTGACCGTATTAATAACTATATTATGCATCTTACGACAGATGAATATGGAGTTATTGCACCTCCATTGAGTTGTGAAGACATTGAAAAACTAATCCGCTCAATAAATATAATTTTTATTAAAGGATTTATATTTTTTAATGCTCTTATATCCGATGCATACCTTTTGGCACGTATATTTAAAACATTTAAAATCAATAACAAAGATAATCCTTATAAAAGACCAACCGACGAACCGGCAGAACCTCATAATATTATTATATACGCCGGCAATTTACATTCTCAAAGATACCGAAAGTTTCTAAAACATCTTGGTTTTAGAGTATTAGAAGAAGCAGGTGATTTAGAACGTCCCACTCCTCCATTTAAAAATTGCGTAGACATATTCCATATTTCTCAACCATTTTTTAGTAAATGTCCATACGAAACGGAAGACCATCCTCTTGATATCGAATTTTTTGGTAATGAGAGATCATATTCTTCTTATCTTTCGTTTAATAAAGTGTTTACGTTTAATGCTACAGATATAACATTATTTACTCAACCAGTTGTTCCTATAGATTTATTGCCTCAATCTCCTCCTCGATCTCGATCTCGATCTCGATCTCGATCTCCCTCACCTTCTCATCCTTCTCGAGATCGAGATCGATCTCGATCTCCGTCTCGGCATTCTACTCATGTCTCTTACCGATCTAGATCTCTATCTCCACCTGGGCGTTCTACTCCTTTTCTCCCTAAAAGAACAATAAGTTAACCTTAATAATTCTGTTTATTAGTATAATTTTCAAAGTTTAGAAAATTATACTATTCCAAATTCAGTTCATTTAATTTTTCAGAAATTTATCGCACCCAGTAGCATGGCGTAGAGTAGGAATTACTTGTCTCCTCCAATCAGTCCCAACTGCTTTTTCTGACATAACATACATATCACCAGGCTTGAGCGGAATCGTGATTCTATCACCTATAGGCTGTCTCTGGAAGTACCATTGAAAGTGTATAGGCATATAATCATCTCCTAGACCTAGACGCATAGCAATCACTTTTACTCGTTCCGAATCACCATGCCAACCAATACCGCATTTTGTAGTATCATAATAGTAGTTCGACTCGACTTTTAAATCTGCTGCTTTGTTTCCCAATAATTTTTTAAATTGATCACGAACCCCTTTCATAAGAGGCACTTCATTATACCCCACTATTGTACCCTTACCTTTTTCGTAATCGGCTGCACGACTGTTCTCATCAAAACACACATTCCATCTTGCGTGTTTGTTTACAACTCTTCCGCGCATAAGTGCCTTTTTATCGTATTTGAGTCTTAGTTGTTCTTTGAACATATCACGTTGTGTTATTGTTGTTGTATGTGTCGCTATTTGGACCAATTTTGTTGCAGCTTGGTCCATAACAAGGACGTATGCATGAAGAGACGCGTCTGATGTATATTCTGATGGAAGAAAATCTGATAGGTTAATTAATTTACAATTTACGCCGAGACGCTCCATATTTGTTTTCATATGATTAAGATCCTCAAGGTTAAAACCTTGTCCTTTTTCAAGTGTTTTTCCTATCTTCTCCATTCCAACATTATTTTCGGCAGCATCTCCAAATGTAAGAGTTATTACCGATTTTGGTGATATCATGTCGTCTAGAGATTCTTCCTCTTTTTTCTTTTTTATCATTTCCTCAACCGGCTCATAACACTTATTAAGAATATCAACGAGTACCTGATTATGACATTCTGCTCTACTCCATACCTTACGTGGTTTATGACAAAAGCATCCTAAATTTTTACCTTTCAACTCGTCGATATCATAAATAAGATCAGATTCAAAAAGATGTTTTACATATAAAGTAAGAGATGTTTTCACATCTGGATTATCTCCAAAAGGATTATACCACTTGCTCTGTTTAAGAGTGTAATAGAATAATCCTTCGTCTCCGTCTCCATCTTCGTTACGAATAGTAGTGAACCTTCCTTGACACTTTCCAGTATATACATTACCAGGTGTTTCCACCCAATGTTGAAGGTTTTTATATCCTGCTTCTCTTAGATCTTTTAGTTCAAGACAACTTTCTCTAGTAGTCATTTATTATAATAT